CTGTTATACATTTTTATCCTTTCGAAATCTTTTGTTTTATAACCGCTACTTTTGGAATTGCTATCACTCCATCGCAGTGGCTTGCACTTGATATGCTATGAGCAACTACATACCTATCTTCTCTATCCTCAATAAGATACCCAACCGTTTCAATAACAATTATTTCTGTATCTTCTAATGGTAGTGTTCTCCAACCGTCCCAGCCAGTAGAATCCTGCCAACGTAACCATATCTTCTTATAGCTAGTCACGTCTCACCATCGCCTGACAATAAACCATAACGATACTTCCGTCATTAGCGCGGTAGTTCGTTACTGATACTCCGCCTTGACATTCGTAACCAATTGCTAAATGTCTATTTACTGAATCTGATAAAACGTCTTTTGATGATATTTCTAGTATCAAATATTTATCTTTAACATTAACCACTCCAGTAAAAGAATCAAGTTCTTTTTCCATTATTTCAGTTTGTTCTTTTGTGAATGGTTCAAATAATTTTTCTTTCTTCTTATTAGGTGTTCCTGCTTTTCTACTCATTATTCTCCTATGTTTTTATCACAATACTTCATTCTAAACATAAAACAAACAAGATATTTCATTTTTTCTTTGTAATCTAGTTTATAAAAATCAATATTTTCTGGATATTTATAAACTGAAAAACCATCATTAACCGGAACTGTTCCTATTTCACAATTTTCTTTTTTTGCTATTTTACCAAGTTCTATAAATTGACAAAAACTACAATGACATTTCATTCATCTCCTATCAATTCTTTTAGTGGCGTGACCGTCCGCATATCTCCGAACACATCATTATTTGTCGTAGTGGATAACTGGCTAAACTCAAACTTGTTGGCCTGGTATGCTTCAAACTTAGTATCACCCATGTATTTACGCTGTTGCGATTCTTGTAAACTATCAAAATACTTTTTGCCAGCGTCCTCACTCCCTAAAGGATTCTTGCCACCTATTACACCCGGCAAGGCTACGCATAATCCGTTATGGTGATCGTTTAGTGTTTCATCGTTAGTATGAAAAGTCCCGTGCATCGCTAAACAAGATACACATGAATTAGGGTCTAAGGCAGACATCCAATACCATCCGGTTACAATGTCGTTATTGGCAACGTATGACGCTCTGTTTGCCTCTCGATAGCTATAAAGTTGCACAGTCCGCGTCATTCTCAATGCGTCCGTAAGTCCACCCCCCAACGACGTTCTAATCAGTCCGGCAATCGTTTTCGGATTCTTACCTAGTGCCACATTATCAATAATCGTATTGGCTACATTCAATGCGTTCTCACCGGCCAACTTGTCAAGCCGTTTCATTAATGCAGAACCTTCGCTAAAGTATGAGACTAAAGTTTCAACGGCTCTAGGATTGAGATTGCGCCACACAGCAGACAAGGCAGGATTATCAGCAAGTGTCAATAATCTAGCATTACGTGTTCCTAATGTTACGGCGTCGTTCGCTGCTTGTTGCATAATCGTTCCGGCGTACCCTTGAAATTTAGTCAGTTCTTTTTCAATCTCAATAACTAATGATTTATATGATGCAAGTTTTCTAACCGCTGCTTTTGTTGGCGTTTCAAGGTTGGCAATCTGCAAAGTTAGTAGATTGATTTTATCTTGTAACCGTGTGTACATATCCCCATAAGCCTTGATAATTTGAGACAACGTTTTATTATCCCGCGCCTCTAATGCTTTACGGAATTGTTTAGCTAGTTCTACTATGTTAGTTACTGGTTGATCTGTCATTGCATATTATTCCATCGTTCTTTTGCCTCTTGTAGTCCATTGATAATCATATCTGTTTCTTCTGGACTAAAAGTCATGTGACAAAACACACTAGGAAATTTATCAAAATATTTAGCCATGATTATTGAAGTTACATTTTTATCAACAACTCCAATTGCAAAAGTTTGACCGGTAACGCGTTCGTCTTTATATTCAGGCTGAATATTTAGAGTTTCACAATCTGTTGGTTCTGCTCTGTTTGTTGTCATACAACCTTTCCTTTATTGACTATATGTCTAACGAGGCAGAATCTTAAATGCCAATTCTGAAATGTTGCTAAATTTGTATGATTATAGTGAATATAAAAAATAAAACCAAATGGTAATTCAATTCTAACCATTACACCTCCTCAAACTTTCCACTAACCGGCCGGCCATCGACTATCTTAGTTTCAACTCGCATAACCGTCTCTTGATCCTCACTCTCAATAACTTCGACTAAACACGGTTCATTACCAGATAACGCTTGCTTACAAATTGATTGTACATCCTTTTCGTCCTCAAGTAGATAATACCTCAAATCGTAAACATCCGCTATTTTCTTTAGTGGTGGTAATGTCAAATCAGGTTCGGCGCTCCCCACAAAATGACCGTTGAAATACTTTTTTTGTGTGTTCTGGATAGCCAAGTATCCGCCGTTATTTAAGACGAAAAACTTTATATTCAACTTCAATCGTCTGACAACTTCCAACTCTTGAATATTCAACTGAAAGCCACCGTCACCATTTACACAGATAGTCCGCCTACCTGTTGCTATACACGCGCCAATCGCTCCGGGTATTCCCGTACCCATTGCACCCATTGCGCCCGCGTAGGAAAAACGCTGCCCAAACTTCACGCGCCAACTCTGAAATATATGAGTAGCGCACGTTGATGACATTCCAGGTGAGATAACATCATCTTTGGTGCATAAGTCGGACAGGGTTGAAATTAGTTTATAGTTGTTTATCATTTTATATTTTAGTTATAGATTCAAAAGGCACTAAATCAATGCGCAAATCACAGCCAATAGCATGAGCAATACTAGATAAAGTTGTAACGCTTGCTCTGTTTATTGATTCTCCGCTTTCAATTGCGCTTATTGAGTTCCTGTTTATTCCAGATTTTTCTGCAACTTCAAGGATAGATAATTTTCTAAGTTTACGAATTTTCTTTAGTAATTCGCATGTACTCAATGAAGTTTCTTTTGCTAGTAAAATTTTATCAAGCATTATTACATCATCTGGTTTTATGTCATTGTGAACAATTACCTTTAATCCATTTTCTTTAGTTTCAATTTTTGGATTGCACCAACAATCTGGACTGTTTGTATTGTGTTCTTTATCTGTATTCATTTTATAATCTCCTATAAATTTATTATACCACGTTATGCAATAAATTTATAGCACTCATATTATTTTTTATCGTTCTTACGCGGCCTTCCGCCTTTCTTCCCGTTTTCAGCGGAAGATTTAGCTTTTTTGTCTGTTTTGATCGAACCTAAGATTGATGCTGCGGATATTCTTTTATTCCATGCGTCAATTGCCTCTTGTTTTGTTTTACAATTAGCAGATGATGCGCCACATTCACAACACGCGGCGAACCATTCGTAATCACAATTATTTATGGTTTTGTGTACTACGTCAACTCTTTTACATCCACAAAACGGGCAACTTTCCATTTTGTTTATTTCTTGCGTTTCTTTAGTCTTGTAAACATAAGTTATTTGTTTTGTTGTCATTATTTTACCTCCTCTATTGAATGTGTTAGTTGTCCGATTTCCATTACTGCGATTACCGCTGAATAGTCATTTGATTGTTTTGCAGATTCCATAATTGAGCGCAAAACCTTGATTGTTTGTTCGTCAGTCTTGTATGTTTTTCCGTTGATCTCGAATGTGTTTGTCATTTTGTTTTCTCTCCTCGTTTGTTATGTAATAATAATACAACCTATTGATTGGTTTGTCAATAGGTTTATAAAAACTGCCGTAAAAAATCTGTAAAATTCTACATAAATTTATTTAGTGTTTGCAACTCTTTACAATCTCTTACCCACTGAGAATAATCCCCTCCAATTTTCAGCGCACTCAAAAACTCTTTTATGTCTGCTTGTATTGTAATCCATCCGTTATACTTTTTGAGTTCGGCGGGGTCAATGTCTACCACAATCTTTACAGCGTTAGGCGCTACTCCATCTAAATTATACGCCACTTGATCTAAGTCCATTTTAGCGCCTAAGACTAACAATAAGTCACATGTTTGTTGTATCTTGTTCGCCGCTCTTTGACCAACGGCACCAGGTCTACCACAATACAACGGATGATTGTCTGATAACAACCCTATGCTTTTCCATGTCGTTAGCACGGGACACTTGAAGGCGTCTATAAGCTCGAAAAATTGTTTTTCAGCGTTACTTGCTATGATTCCATGTCCTGCGAGTATAACAGGCTTAGAACAGTTACTAGTGGCCTCAATGACCATCTGTACGCCTAGTCTGATGTTTTCGTCACGTTGCCAATCAAGCCATTCATTAGGCATGACCGTAAACGGCTCTAATTCGTCTGGATTGATTTCAGCGCTCTGAATATCTAACGGAATATCCAACCACACAGGGGACTTTCTTCCATGAGTAGCGGCTTGAATCGCAGCGCCTAAATAGATTTTTATTTTCAACGGGTCTTTGATCGTCAATGAGTATTTTGTGATGTGTTCAACCATCGAAATAATGTCTACTTCTTGATTACCTTTGTATCTTAGTCCTGATTCTCCTACTAAGTATTTAGTTTGTACCTGTCCTGAAATAAATAATACTGGCGTGCTATCCATCCATGCGGCTAAACAACCTGTAATCGCATTTGTTGCGCCTGGGCCGGTCGTGACCATACACACGCCTAATTGATTCGTAATGTGTCCGTATGCTTGCGCTGCTAGACTTGCCCCCTGTTCGTGTAACATGAATACAGGTGTTAGTTTAGATTTACCTAGGCTGTCATTTAGCCACATTGAACCACCACCAACTAAACAGAATACATGTTTAGTATAGTTGGATATGTATTCACAGATATAGTCAGATAAACGCATTAGATTTCAATTATCCTATTTTTGATTCCCAAACTCTTGATATATTGTAACAGGGATTGCCTTTGCGCCTGTGCGATTACAACGATAGGTAAATCATCAATAGGTTTAGTATACACGGGTAATCCCTTGATTGTTGCTCCTACAAATGCAGGATCGCTGTTTACAAAGTATTTCACGTTAGGCCACACCTGCGATAAACAATGACTTGCAATGTCACCAAATCCCCATACGCATACTTCTTCTTTGCCTAACTTCGCAAGCTCTGCAAGTTTATATGACACGTTCTCTAATACGTGATGCTTTACAAATTCACCAACGATATTTTTATTCTTGATAAACACGTACATTCTAGCCGTTCCAAATCTCGCATGATACGATTGCGTTTCGACTAACTCAAATCCCCACCGCCTCGCCAAATTCAGCATATCGAATAATCTAAAGTGATTGATATGTACCTGGGTGTAATCCATCATGGGGAATTTTTCTGTATTCTCTAGCGCCATTCTGCCAGCGTCTGGAACGTCAACGATTAGAGCCCCGTCCTTCCACAAAGAATTTGTTATCTTTTCCATGACCTCATTCATATCATATACATGTTCAAGTACGTGGTGAGCAATTATAACGTCTGCGGTTGGCGGCATTTCACTTCCGCAACCGACCAAGGCTACATTGTTAAACCCATTCTCTCTTAGATATTCAGGGAGTCCAGATTCACCACCTCCAAAGTCTACTACCACACTTTTTTTATCAAATGTATCTACAATGTACTTCCCGCGCTCCATTAGTGTGTTAGTTGATTCTAGTCCAATGACCCCATAACCGTATCTTTCAATATAGTACGTGTCATAATCTTTTTGCGTGATCGTCTCGTTATCACCGTAAATCATCCCACATTCGCAGCGTTTCCAATCAAGGTAATTAGGCTGCGTAAATCCATCCGGCACTAAGAATGTAGAGCGCCATAATACTTCAAAGTTGTTAGAGTTACATACAGGGCAATTTCTCATAGTTTTTCTCCGCGTACGGCCATTCTATGACCGTTATAAATTCCATCTGTATATGATCTATTCAATGCCATATCACACAATACAGTTGATTCCCCTCGTTTTTCTTTTTCGTAGAAATCATAAGAGAATGTTAGAAAAACACAATGCGCTATTCTCTCATAAAGTTTTCCGGGGTCGTATTCTTTTGAGAGCGCAATAACAGAACACTCATGCATTATTTTATTAAATGCTTCTTGGTGATCTTTTACGTCACATGAATTTTCTGTGTATGGTTGACAATCCTGAAAAATAATCCTTTTTTTGTTGCAGTAATCAATTACTTTGTCTTTATTGTTTTCGCTAAATCTTAGTTGAAAATATCCAGGCTCCGGCAAAAACCAAAACTCTTTGTCCTCTTTGAAAACATTGAAAAACAATGATTTTATTATATTGAGTTGAAAATTAAAACTGTTTTGACTCTGCTTTTTAGCAGCAATAATAATCTTTATTTCATAAACTTCGCTCATATCATCCTTTTTATCATTTCATCTAAGTGTTTGTCCACATTATCAGGCAACGCGCTAATATACTGACACGTTGCACATGACTTATTGTGTGATCTGTTTCCTGTTAAGTGCATAATTCTAAAGTCTTTGAATTTATTCCCGTTCCAAATGTCAACAATACTGTCTTTATTTACGTTTCCTAGTTTATGGTTATACTGCCAGTCATCGTTACATACACTAACTGTACCATCCGCATTTATTGTCATCATGTAGAAAACGAGAGGACAACATACTTTTTGAACAAATGGATTCCCGTCAAATGTTCCAGAATCATAAGTCTGCATGTTCTTTACGTCTGAAGCAGACCAACCATGAAGCCCCTCGATGGTTACATACTCGCATATATGTTCAAAGTCGTTATAGAATTTATCCTTTTCGCTGTCCGTTAGTCCATTGTCTGCTATCTTGATTGACATTTCAAATGTGCGCTTAGACTCAAATAACTTCTTGATATTGTGAACATATAACTCATAATCTAGTTTGCGACCAATTGTTTTTTGTATTCCTTCATCCGTTACATGTGGGACGCTAATCCCCAGCATGTCTAATCCGCAAGTAGTCAAATCTTTATGTCTATTTATCAATGTCCCGTTGGTCTTAGTCCATATTCTATCTGCTACATTATTTTCTTTAGCCAATGATACAAAGTCTGTAAATAACGGATTAGCTAATGGTTCACCATCTTTATATAGATTGAGTATTTTGAGTTTTGGAACGTCTAATAAGTCGCTGATAATCTTTGCAAAAGTATCAACGCGCATGTGCATTACTTTTCGCTCTGTAATCATTTCAGGATTACCAGTAGGGCAAAATACACACTTGAAATTACAAACATTAGTTACGTCAATGAACATAGCCCACGGTGATCTAATTGGCACAACCTCCCATAGATTAGTCCGTTTACTTCTTAGGTCTTTAGCTTGTATTTTCATCGCACGCTCCAGCCTCCATCAACCGTGATAACCGATCCGGTGACATATTCAGCCTTTAGTAAATATTCAACGGCTGGAATAATATCATCAACCTTCCCTATTCGCTTCATAGGGATATATGATTCTACCTGTTCTCGTTGCCCTTCGCTAAATTGCAAAATGTCCGTGTCAATATATCCGGGTGCGATTGCGTTTACGGTACATTTACCAGCCCACTCATTCGCCAGGCACTTAGTCATTTGAATGATTCCAGCCTTAGCTACTGAGTAACCTATGATTCCTTTAGTCCCTTGCATGCCAGCGGTTGATGCGATATTGATTATCCGTTTGCAACCGTGATTATATGCTTGTCTTGATAGGTCAAAATAAGCCGTAAGCATTTCTAACTGTTTATTCCATTCATCCATTGGATAATCAATAGCGGGTGAGATGTATTGAAATCCAGCGTTATTTATTAGAACACCACATTCATAGTCGATAATATTATCGTGTCTCTGTGTCAGATCAAATACAACGTGGTTCCTAAAACTTCGACCAATAGAGACAACGGTATAACCATTATCTACAAGATAATTGTAAATTCCTAATCCAATACCGCGCGCGCCTCCAGTTACTACGGCGTTCATTCTAGCATCCTCTCTATTCCATAATTCAAACTAAAGTGCTGCTCTAATCCTAATTCATGCGCTTTACTGCAATCAGGTACATAATAAGGCGCGGGATCGATAAACGGATTGTCGCTAATTACTATCTCGTTTCTAGGAATTGTAAACGATGACGCTAATTCAGCCAACTTTCCAACCGTGATTGCCTTTTCACTTCCAACGTTATAGACGCCATTCTCTGACTGCATCAAAACAAGTAGCCATGAAATAGCGTCAACAATATACATGTATGATCTAACAGTATGAGGCCACAATACTTTTATCGGCCTATCGTTTTTTATGTCATCAATAAAATTAGTGACAGCGAAGTTATTTTTCAATCCAGTACCGCAAAACGTAAACAATCTAGCAATACAATAATCTAATCCTGAATTTTTTAGGATATTCTCGCTTCTTAGTTTCTCTATTCCGTATTCAGTCTTAGGGTTAGTTTGATAGTCCTCATCAACCTTTACGCCTATACTACCGTAAACCGCACCACTTGAAGCGTATAAAATCTTAGCTCCTGACCGTTTAGCGCATTCTATTACAGGTTCAATCGGAGTAGGCGCAAAATGAAAGATGTAATCGTATCTATCTTCAAGTAAGGTTTTATATACCACCCTATCGGCAAACGCCACAAAATGACCATCCAACGCTTTATTCATCCATGAACCAAAAAAGCCCGCTGCTCCTGTAATGAGTACGGACTTATTCTGGTACACATCTGTAAATTGAGATAAATATTTTAGATCAAATTTTTCAGACATTAGCACCTCCCAAGTGCTTATCCCATTTAGTTACATTGTATCACTTTATTGACCGCCTTGCGTAAAGTTAGCCAATAAAGCTGCGCCAATGTTATCGCCCTGTGATTTTTCAGCCTCTATTTTTTCAGATTCGTTTTGCCAGATATAACCGCGCTCTTCTGCGATTGTTTCCTTTGACGCTAAACCGTTTTGAATATCGAAAGTAAGTCCGGTAATTTCTTCTTGTTCGTTTACAGGCAACGGATCAGGCCACTCAATATGCCCTTCATCGTCTGCATTCTTGTTACCAATGACTAATAGTCTACGATTCAACTCTAGTAAAGCATCACCGTATAATTGTCTCTTACTTTCGTTCTTTGATAAACTATCCTGATATAAAACACGCAGCCCAAAGTTAGTCAACGCGCCCA